CCTATCGTCCAAGCTGCTGCTATCACTGCTGTCACCAATACCGCCAGCGGTACTGAGTTGGCAACTGCCATCAATGCAATTCGCGTTGCACTGAAAAACATCGGCATCACTGCCTAATGTATCGGGGGCTTCGGCCCCCGTTTTAATATGCACATCTATCTCAAACACCCCATTCACGGCGCTAAAGTCGCCATTTGCGACATGGAAGCTGACGCTGATGAGAAAAACGGCTGGGCAAGGTACAATCTCGACACGCCTTCGGACTCCGAAGAAGCGGCTCCCGTAAATACACTCGGGCTAAAGCGCAAATACACCCGTAAGGCGGAAACCGAAGGAGTCTGACATGGCCGTTTTTACTGCTGGCGATCAAATTAACCGTGCGCTCAGGCTGCTCGGCGTATTGGCCGAAGGTGAAACCACATCTGCGTCTGTCATGCAAGACAGCCTGATGGCACTTAATCAAATGATCGACTCGTGGCAGACCGAGCGACTGGCTGTCTTCAGCACACAAGATCAAACATTTACCTGGCCTGCTGGCGAGATCACTCGCACCCTTGGCCCGTCAGGTAACTTCAGCGGCCTGCGCCCCGTGTTGCTGGATGACGCCACGTACTATCGTGACCCCGGCACCAACGTGTCGTTCGGCATCAAGTTTATCAACCAGCAGCAGTACAACGGCATCGCGGTCAAGACCGTGACGTCTACCTACCCGCAGGTGATCTTCGTGAACAACACGTTCCCGGACATCACGATGACCGTCTACCCACGCCCCACACGGGACTTGGAGTGGCACTTCGTGTCGGTGCAAGAGCTGGACAATCCAGCCACACTGGCAACGGATCTGTTCTTTCCGCCCGGCTACCTGCGGGCGTTCACGTACAACCTGGCAATGGAGATCGCGCCTGAGTTTGGTGTTGAGCCAAGCCCACAGGTGCAGCGCATTGCCATGACCGCCAAGCGCAACCTGAAGCGCATCAATAACCCTGACGATGTGATGTCGATGCCGTACGCCATTGTAGCAACTCGCCAGCGTTTCAACATCTACGCCGGTAACTACTGATGAAGACGCCCATCCTCGGCTCGACTTACGTCACGCGCAGTGTCAACGCTGCGGATGCGCGGATGGTCAACTTGTTCCCCGAAATCATTCCCGAGGGTGGCAAAGAGCCTGCGTTCTTGCAACGCGCCCCAGGGCTAAACTTTCTCCAGACCGTGGGCACTGGTCCCATCCGGGGACTGTGGGCGTTTTCCAATGACGCCACGGCAGCGTTTGTTGTCTCGGGCACAGAGCTGTACCAGATCGACCAAGCCTACGTTGCCACAAAAATAGGCAACGTCAGTGGCACTGGGCCAGTCAGCATTGCCGACAACGGCACTCAGGTGTTTTTTGCCTGCAATGGTCCATCGTTTATTTACAACAACACGACCAACGTGTTCTCGCAGATTACCGACCCGGACTTTCCAGGTGCTGTCACCGTGGGCTATTTGGACGGCTATTTTGTGTTCAACGAGCCAAACAGCCAGCGCATCTGGGTCACCAGCTTGCTGGACGGCCTGTCGGTTGATCCGCTGGACTTTGCCAGTGCAGAAGGAGCGCCTGACGGCGTGGCTGGCCTGATCATCGACCACCGCGAGGCTTGGGTCTTTGGCACCAACTCGGTCGAGGTCTGGTACGACGCTGGCGCTGCTGACTTCCCTTTGCAGCGCATCCAAGGCGCTTTTAACGAGATTGGCTGCATTGCCCCCTACTCGATTGCCAAGCTCGACAACGGCGTGTTCTGGCTGGGCGCTGACGCCCGTGGCCGGGGTATTGTCTACCGGGCCAACGGCTACACTGGCGCACGGGTGTCAACCCACGCCGTTGAGTGGCAAATCCAGCAATACGCCGACATGTCGGACGCGATCGCTTACACCTACCAGCAAGACGGTCATGCCTTTTACGTGCTGGTCTTCCCATCGGCCAACACCACATGGGTGTACGACGTATCAACGCAGGCCTGGCACGAACGTGCTGGGTTTACCAATGGCGCGTTTACCCGGCACCGCAGCAACTGCCAGATGTCGTTCAACAACAAAATCATCGTGGGTGACTTTGAGTCGGGCAACATTTACTCGTTTGACCTTGAGGTGTATGCCGACAACGGTCAGATTCAAAAGTGGTTGCGTACCTGGCGGGCACTGCCCACCGGCCAAAACAATCTGAAGCGTACAGCCCAGCACAGCCTCCAACTCGACTGCGAGTCGGGTGTGGGCCTGAACTTGGGCCAAGGCAGCGACCCAGAGGTCATGCTGCGCTGGTCCGACGATGGCGGGCACACATGGTCCAACGAACATTGGGCAACGATCGGCAAGATCGGCCAGTTCTATCGCCGGGTGTTCTGGCGTCGTCTGGGCATGACGCTCAAGCTGCGCGACCGGGTGTATGAGCTGTCAATGACCGATCCGGTCAAAATTGCCATTGTGGGCGCTGAACTTATATTGTCGCCAACCAATGCCTAGTCCACTTAACGAAACAAACATCATTGCGCCTCGGGTGCCGCTTATTGACGAGCGCTCGGGCCTGATTTCGCGTGAATGGTATCGATTCTTCCTAAACCTGTTTGTGCTGACCGGCGGCGGGCGCAACGACATTTCGTTGCTGGACTTGCAGGTCGGACCACCAGTTCAGGAAATTGACCTAACCGCGGTTAACCCGGCACCTGCTGGCTTTGCTGCTTATGCCAGCAACTCGTCCCTAGAGTCAGATGTTGCCGAACTACAAAAAGAAATTCAAGCACTTGATAGCACACCGCCTTTGCTAAACAGCAATACGTTGAACACCAACTATTTGGATTTCGAGGTCGACGCGCCGCATACCAACCAGATGGGCCGGATGGGCTGGAACGCAACAGACCAAACCGTTGACCTCGGCATGGAATACGACGTGGTGCAGCAGGTTGGACTGGAAACTTATGCTCGCGTGGCTAACTTCACCGGAGTCACCATCCCAAATGGCACCGTGGTAGGGTTTACCGGGGCCATACCGGACAGCGCACTGTCAGTGGCACCCTACCTAGCCAATGGCGCAACAAACACGCTGTACGTCGTGGGGGTGATGACGCACGACCTGCCAGACACAGGGCAAAAAGGCTACTGCACCGTTTGGGGCTTTGTGCGTGACGTAAACACTAGCGGGTTTACCCTTGGTGACATTTTGTACGCCAGCCCAACAGTGGCGGGTGGTCTTACCAACGTCAAGCCAACCGCACCAAACAACGTGGTGCCCATCGCAGCCGTGCTACAAGTCAGCGCTACCGACGGCGTGATCTTTGTCCGGCCCACCATCGAGCAACAGATTTACTATGGCGAGTTCACCAAGACAAACAGCCAAAGCCCTGTTGCGGCCAATACAGCCTACCCGTTACTGTTCACCAACACAGAGATCGCCAACGGCGTATCCATTGGCACGACAACCTCTGAAATTTACGTAGCTCAAGCTGGTTTATACAACATTGCCTGCTCGGTACAGATTACATCCAACAATGCGGCTCAAAAGTCTATTTGGGTTTGGCTTAGGCTTAACGGAATTACAGATTTTCCTAATTCTGCTCGTATTGCGTCAATTACACTAAACGCTGGCTATGTTGTAGTAACTTTGAACGAAGTAGCATCTTTGCTGGCCGGTGATTTCATCGAAGTTATGTACGCTGCCGACAATACCAACGTCAGCATCGCCACTGTTGCGGCCACCGCATTTGCACCAGCGGCACCTGCCGTTATTCTTGCAGTCACCCAGACTGAACAATAGGAGTTACCCATGACAGTGACCGTCAAAGTCCTAATCCCGGCAAAGATTGCCGAAGCGACACAGACAACCCAGTACACCGCCAATGGTGTCACTACAATCATTGACAAGTTCACCGCCACAAACTACAGCGCCAGCGCTGCCACGTTGTCGGTCAACTTGGTCACTGTGTCGTTTTCAGCCGGAGATGCCAACTTGATTACCAAGACCAAGACGTTGCAGCCTACCGAGGTGTACACATTCCCTGAACTGGTGGGCCAGGTATTGTCACCAGGTGCGTTTATATCTACACTGGCTGGTACTGCTACATCAATCAACATTCGCGCTTCTGGCCGCGAAGTGAGTTAAGGAAAATATCATGGGCTTGTTTTCAACATTAGGTGGGCTTGTAAGTCTTATTCCCGGCGTTGGTCCTATTGGTGGTGCCATCGCCAGCGCCGTTGGCGGACTAATTGACAGCGACAACGCTTCCGGCACAGCTTCTGGCGCAGCTGGTGCGGCAAACGCAGGCGCACAAGCAGATATTGATCTGCGCCGTCGAATGTATGAGGAGGACGTTGCAAGGCGAAAACCGTTTTATGAGGCGGGCGTTAACGCGCTGCCGGGATACGTTTCGGGTATTGCGCCGGGCGGCGAATTGGTGCGCGGGTTTACCCAAGCCGACTATCAGGCCGATCCGGGGTATGCCTTTAGGCTTGCTGAGGGCCAGAAAGCACTCGATCGGCAAGCAGCAGCCCGTGGTGGCCTGATCTCTGGTGGAGCGCTAAAAGCAGCTTCGCGATATGGTCAAGAGATGGGTTCGCAAGAATACAGCAACGCCTACAACCGTTTTCGCGATACTCAATCTTTGCGTCGTAACGCGCTTGCTGGTGTTGTTGGGTTTGCCCCAACGGCTGCTGGCTCGATGGCCGCAGGTGGTCAAAGCTACGCATCTGGCGCAGGTCCGCAGATGTATCAGCAAGGCGTTAACACTGGTAACGCGCTTATCGCAGGCCAGCAAGCCCGCGAATCGTCATACGGCCAGCTTGGTAGCGCCTTTGGTAAATATTTGACTGGTGGCGGATCATCAGGTGCGCAGGCAGCTTTTAGCCAAACAGGTCTCGGTGGCTCGGGCTTTGGTAGCGGCATGTCGTACGGTAACCAAGACCTTGGTTCATATTTCTAAGGATCGGCTATGGCTGAATTAAATTTTAATGCGCTGGCAGTTCCTGGTCCAAAAGGCTTTTACCAAGGGTTTGAACAAGGCCAAAAGGAAAAAGTTGCCTCGGAGATGAACCAGATTAAACTGGAAGAACTCAAGCGCGACCGTGACGAAATGGTCCAGCTTCAAGAAAAATTAAAAGGTCTTGGGCAAGACCCTGACATTGGTAAATACCTTGACACGCTTGCTCAAACCGGCAAGCCTGAATACGTCAAGATGGCTATCGAAGGCAAGCAGAAAATTAAAGATCTTGATGCGTATGCCAAGCTGGGCGCAATTGAGCCTGTTACGGCAGCGCCTGCTATGCCTACCGGCGCTCCAGCACTTGGTGCGCCTGCGCTTCGTATGCCGCAAGCCCCCGCACCAACAAATATGCTGGGTTCCGGCACGTTTGGTATGGGCGCTGAACCAGCAGCCGCCGCACCTGTAAACGCATTGGCCCCCGCACAACCCGGCGCTGAGTTAATCGCGCCGACACAGCAACGCATCAAGCAGTTACTTGACTTTGCACGTACAAATCCTCGGATGGCAACGCAGGCAATGGCAGAAGCCAGAATTTTGCAAGACCAGCTTGAGTTGTATTCCAAGCGAGGCCAAAACGAGCCAGCCGATGCGGTAATGATGCGCCAATTGGGTTATCCTTTGACTCAAGCAGGCTACCAAGCCTATCGCGATGCTCAACGTCAAGAGCGCATGTTGTCACCAGCCGAAGAAGCTCAACGAGTGCGAATTGCTGCTGCCAGTCGCGCTCCGCGCCCTGAGGCATTACCACGAACACAGCAAGTGACAATGGCAGATGGCAGCCTTGGCATTATGAACATGGACACCGGCGCAGTTACGCCAGCCACTGTGGGTGGCGCACCTGTTAAGGGCAAACCATCCGCATTTGCGGAAAAAACAGCCGCGCAAAAAGTTCAAACCGGCAAAGATATTAACCAAGCCATTTTTGAGCTGAAAAATGTTGCCAAAGAAGGTGGTTTGATTGATCAATCCACAGGCAGCGGCGCAGGTAAATTGATTGACATTGCCGCAGGTTTTGGTGGAAAAGCCATGCCGGGGGCAATTGCTGCTGGTCAGCTTGCGCCTATTGCTGACTTGGTGCTTAAAATGGTGCCACGATTTGAAGGCCCACAGTCTGACAAAGACACACAGTCTTACAAGCAAGCCGCTGGTCAATTGGCCGATACGTCACTGCCGACAAAGATTCGCAAAGCTGCTGCGAATGAAATCATACGCTTGATGGAATCCCGTAAGAACCAATTTGCATCGTCCGATATGGCCGCAGAAGGTGTTACACCAACAGCACCTCGTATTGCACCGCCCGCAGGCTTCACCCCAGATCAACAGTAAGGACGCAAGATGCCTTTGCAAACTGCGACAAACCCCACCACGGGCGAACGTGTTGCTTTGGTCGGTGACCAATGGCAACCCATTTCACAATCGGCCACCAACAAGCAGGGCGTAAAGGCTTATCTTGTCGGTGACAAGTGGCTGACTGACGACGGTGCAGCGCCTGCCGCCGCGCCTGTTGAAAGCGGTATACCAGCAGCCCGTGGCGGTCCATCTCCATACGCTGCCGCACCATCAAACCCAATACTCAAGGCGCTGTACTCACCGGTGGTGGGTGCATATCGTGGGTTGCAGGACATTACCGATGTGGGCATGATTGCCGCCACTGAGGCTTTGGGTATAAAGGGCGCTCGGGAAGAATCAGCCCGTCAAAAAGCACAATTTGAACAGCAATACGGTGGTACAGCTGGTGCTGAAGTTGGCCGAGTTGGCGGTCAAATTGTTGGCACATTGCCTGTGGGCGGCGCAATTGCAGCTCCGGTCAAAGCTGTTGCCAAACTCGCGCCCTCGCTGGCACGCTTTCTAACACCACTGGCTACATCAATTGAGAGCGCTGGGTTTCAGACAGGTTTGAAGCCAGGAATCGCAGCGTTGCCTGCCCGTGTTGCGGGTGGTGCAATTACTGGTGGCGTATCCGCTGGTTTGGTCAATCCTGAAGATGCTGCGACAGGTGCAGCAATCGGTGCAGCAGTTCCTACTGTAGTTGCGCCCATCGTGACCGGTGGTGCAAAGTTTGTTCGCAGACTCGCAGACTTGAAGTCGGCAACATACCTGGATGCTGTTGAGGGCAAAGGTCAAGATATTGTCAATGCATTGCGTGACAAGGGAGCCACAATTGTCCCTGGGTCTGCGCCAACTGCTGGTGAGGTTGCATCAACAGCAGGCAGTGCCAAATTTTCCGCATTCCAAAAGGAAATGTCTCAACTGCCCGGTGTTTCCAGCGAATATGCTGGCGCAGCAGCGCAGTCAAATCAAGCTCGATTGGCTCAAGAGGCACGGGTGCAGCAGCGTTTTCAAGATGCTGCCTCAAAAGTTCAAGCAAAAATTGACCGTGGTTTGGTCGATGTCAGCCCGTCGGAAGTGGGCAATACGCTTACCGCTGCCGCAAAAGCCGAGCAACAAGCTGTCAAAACCAATGTGGTTCAGCCCGCATACAAGGCTGCGTTTGATGCCGCTGGCGATGCCAAGATCGACATTTCCAATGTTGTGTCTGAAGCCGAGCGCATTTTGGACCGTAAACTGTCATCGTTTGCCACAGAAACCGCACCTGACACGGTTCGCAAACTTCGCAGTTTTGCACCCGCTGTACCAGAAGCAGAAGTTGCAACCATTGGAAAAGCCGGGTTCAAAGCAGCCAAGCCGCCTGCGCCACCAGCAGTGCCACCACAGGCCACGCTTCAGCAACTGGACGATGTGCGTAAGGCAATCAATGCCGACATTGCCGCTGCCTCGACCAGCAACGCACCTATGGCTGCGACAACGCTGAAAAACTTGCGCGAGTTGCACACTGCAATTGATGATGCCATCGGCAAAAGCACCACTTTGGCAGATGATGCCAAGGGTTTGTATGCAGATGCCGTGCTTAAATATCGCACAGAGTATGCCCCTCGGTTTAAAGAAGGCATCAACGCCAACTTGTTCAAGCGCACAAGCTTGGGCGAAGGCAAAATTCGCCCTGAAGATGTCATCAACCGTTACTTCACACCCAATGGTGAGTCTGAGGCGCGTCAGTTCACTCAGTTGTTTGGCAATAACCCAGATGCGTTGAAAGTTGCTCGAGCTGGCATTGAGGACGTGTACCGTAAAAAAGTTGTGGAAGGTGGGATGTCGCATTCCAATTTCCTCAAAGACTACGGTCGCACAATTGACATCTACGACAACGCAGGTTTGAATTTGCGTCAGCGATTTGATGTGCTGAGCAAGGATGCCGACAGGCTTGCAAAAATTGAAGCTATGGCAAAAGCCAGCGGCAACAAATTGTCACCCCCTCTACCCCCAGGTTCAAATGCCTTGGCTGTAGAAAGACGAATTGGTGAATTGACTCAAGGTTTGGACAATCGTCAACTGACTGCGATCAATTCGGTTCGTGATGATTTGGCCCGCGAGGCTGAGTACCAGCGCTTGGCTGCTGCCGGTAGCAAGGGTGGTGTGGCATTTGAAGGCGCAGCCAAAGCAGGTAAAGAAACTGGTTTGGCCCCTGCACCATCAATTCTCAGCATGCCGATTACAATCTACAACGCTGTGGTGAAAAAGCTACTTGGCATTGTTGATGACAAATTGGCGATGGAGTTGGCCCGCGAGATGTTGAATCCTGCGGTAACTGCTGAATCAATCCAAAAAGCACTGCGTCGGCAGAGTGAGCAAGCAGTGACAAATCAGTTGACGCAACGGTTTGCCACTCGAGCTGCACCCGGTTTGGCGCAGATGCCTGCTCAAGAGAATCAAAACGCATTGGTGGGACAATGAATATTCCTGAAATCGACCCAGTAAAGTACGGTGTTCTTTGGCAAAAGGTCCAAGACTACGAGCGCCGGTTTGACGAGATGAGTGGCAAGATGGACAAGATGGAGGCCAACGTCGAGAAGCTGGTGGCCCTTGCCAACCAAGGCCGTGGCGGCTTTTGGGCCGGTATGGCCTTCGTGTCGTTCATCTCCAGCGGTGTGGGCTTCGCGCTCAGTTGGGTCAAGGGTCATTGATGTACAGCCTTGGCCCCCGGTCACTGATGCGCCTCAAGGGCGTCCATCCTGATCTGGTCAAGGTTGTCCAACAAGCCATTAAGCTGTCCACCGTAGACTTCACCGTGCTGGAGGGCTTGCGCGATGTGCTGCGCCAAAAGAAGCTGGTTGCTGCCGGTGCCAGTCAAACTTTGAACTCGCGCCACCTGACAGGCCACGCCGTCGATCTGGGTGCTTGGGTTGATGCCCAAGTTGATTGGTCTTGGCCCCTGTACGCACAGATCAATGCTGCAATGCAGCAAGCAGCTAAGATTCAGAACGTGCCCGTCATCTGGGGCGGAGGCTGGAGAACTTTCAAAGATGGCCCTCATTTCGAGCTTGACCGAAAGGCATACCCATGATCCCCAAGGACAAACAGATGCATATCCTGATGGGCATCGGCGCTTGTGTTGTGCTGGCCGTTGTGCATCATGTGACGCTCGGTCTTGGCCTGCTGATCGGATGTGCTGCCCTTGGTATCTTCTACGAAGTGCAGCAGTGGTATCGCAAAGAAGGCCAGCCTGAACTGATGGACGCCATCGCCACTGCCTCGCCTGGCATCATTGCGTACATTGTTCTGGAAACTGTCAAATGGACCCGCTAACCATCCTCGCCGCCCTTGGCCCACTGGCCGTTGATCTAGGCAAGTCCCTGATTGGGCGCTTCATCCAGACCGACAATTACAAGCCCGTCAACGTGGACGAGTACGTCAAGATGCGCCAGCTCGATCTGGACATGTTCAAGGCCATGAACGACGCTGGCGGCACCAACCCATCATACCCGTGGGTTGAGGCTGCTGTGCGCCTCATGCGGCCTGCTGTCGGGCTGCTGGTGCTGGGCACTTGGTCGTACCTTAAGTTAAACGGCATCCCCAGCGAATCGGTGGACAACTTCGCTGGGGCAGTCGGTTTCTACCTGTTCGGCGATCGCACACTGTTCTACGCTCGAAAGAACAAGTAAAACAGCGTGGGCCAGATTGTCAAACCTAGGATCGCCATCAGCATCCAGTAGGCCAGACACTTGACCTTGTAGCGCCAGGTGCTGATGGGCAATATTTCTTTGCCCACCCAAGTTGCCCTGATCGGGCAATCACGGCCCTGATTGCAGTTCCCGTACTCGTCGCAGCAGTTCATCTTTGAGCCTCTCTTCGGTTGAGAATCTGTGTGTGTTGGCGCACTCATAGCGCCGGGTAACAACAACGCCATTTTTCTGTGTCCTTGTCTCTAGTGTGCGGGTCCAAGCCCCGCAGGTGGGGCAGGTCATGCTCATGCGGTTCTTCTTATTTCACGAATCTTGTCGCGTGACAGCGCCATGTTGAACACGCTGTTCATGCGAACCATCGTGTTTCGCTTGGCTTCGCTTCTGCGCCGATTCGCTGCCACATCGGGTCGAGGGCGGCGCTTGTCTGGATGGTCACCTGCCTTGAACACAGCGCGAGGGTATCGCCGTGCGCCGTCGTAAACATAAACCCATTCGGCAATGTATAGCCGCTTTTCGCCAGCCTTGGTGCGCTTAATCATGCGGTTCAGCACAGCGTGGGCGTCGTACCGGCCAATGTCGGCGTAGTCGGCAAACTCCTGCGCTGTGATCTGCTCAAATGCATCAAGTGCTGCCCAGACTCGGGTGACATGTGATCCTTTGTTGGTCGAACTCATGTGGTTTCCTTTATGCCGTGGGCGTCCGTACATTGATTTGCGCCGCCACTTTCTGCCTGTTGGATGTAGCGCAGCGCAGTTTGGTGACGTGTTTCGTTGGGATGCACTCTAGCCACCGCGAAAAGAAGCTCGTTGTAAAGCTCTTGTGCAGGTGCTGGCTGTGCTGCGGGTGGGGTGTAAAGGCAAAGGGATTGAGGTTTAAGCAACGGATACTCAACATCAAAATTAGGCACATAACAACGATAACGATAGTGGCCTCGCGAATCGGTGTAGCGCCAAGCCACAGGCTCCTGCACAGGTGCTGGCTGTGCGGGTGGGGTGGTGTAGAGGTCATACGTTCCGTCTGCGAGAATCTTTGCTGCAAAAGAAATACGTCCGTCCTCTACTGTCATATTTGCCACAATCCTCTGCACAGGTACTGCAAGGGCTTGCTTGATGGCGGTGATGGCTTCATTTACATGGCGGTTCTGTGAAAAGTGAATCTTCACAATCTCCAACGCCTCCAGCGCCAGCTTCAATGCTTCTTTCATGTGTTTCCCCTGTTTCGGATGGCGGCGGCGCAAGCATTTGTTTCATCTGCCCCAACGTGGTTTTTTAGTCTGTTGAGTAATCCAGTAGCTTCATCACACACCTTTGCACACGCCTCACGCTCGGCCAAAATCATTGCCTTAGCAGGTGCAACCACTTGGCAGTAATCACAAATCTGGTTTGGTGGGCAACCTTCGGCGCATTCGGCTGGCTTGTCTTGTCCATAAAAACGCATGCGCTCATCAGCACGAACAAGGGCTTCAAAGGCTTTGATGGCATCTGTGCTGCACATATAAGTGTTGGTGTGTTCTTGCCAAAAGCCAGCCTCACGGGCCATGTCTATGGTGTCTCTCATGACTCAATCCCCTTGATGTAAGCCGTCAAGCGCTTGATCTGCATCTCGCGAAACTTGCACATCGACTCGGCGTACTCACGGCTGGTCTGGGCTTCCAGCAGCTTGCGCTTGGCGTCCTCCAGCTCACGCAGAGCCAGCGACTCGGCGCTTGGCGTGGACCACAGTTTCTTTAGTTCATTGATCATTACAGTTACTCCAGTTGTTGATGTGTCACAGTGTATCACACATTTTTAGATATGCGGTATTGTTTTACGGCATTGCGCAATCCGGCTTGCGTTGTGGCTTTGTCGTCCAGCGCCAGTGCCTGCGCTTGGTCCAGTGTGGCCTGGCACATGATCCTGTGGCAGATCACCGGCACACCTTGACCCTGGCGGCGCACACGGGCGTTGAACTGCTCGTACAGATCGAGTGACCAGTTGAGGCCGTACCAGACAAGAATGTGCCCATTGGCCTGCAAACCGTCAATCCCGTGACCCATTGATGCCGGGTGGCCAATCATCAACTGACAGTCGCCAGTCTTCCAACGGTGCATCGCGTTGGTCAGGGATGTCTCACTCTTGCATTCGGTTAAGTTGATCGGATCGAGGTGCTTGAACTTTTCCATGATCCTGGCAGCGTCCGATCGGTAGGCGTAGGCACACAGGATCGGTGAGCCGTTGGCGTCGTCAATGATGTCTTCAAGGGCTTCAAGTTTGAGGTCATGCACCGGCTCCCACAGTGGCATTCCGGCCACCGGGTACATTGCACCGTTGGAGAACTGGAGGCACTTGTTGGTCAGTGCTGCCTGGTTAAACGCCTCAACCTCTTTGCCGCTGTCCAGCACCAAGAAGAATTCTTTTTCCATCTTTTCGTACCGGGCACGCAGGCTGTCGGGCATCTCGATCTCGATGTTGTTCACGATCAGGTCGGGCAGCGGGTTGTAGTCCTCGGCGCTCATCTCCAGCGTGATGTCACCGATCAGCTTTTTGATCGTGTCCTCAGTGTCCTCGTACGCCACCTCTTTATACGGGCCGATCTTGCGGTAAAACCGGGTCTTAAACTGCGTCTTGCTGACACCCAGGCGCTCACCCTTGTCCACCACCAAGAACTGGCCATGCAGGTCTTTGTAGCCGTTGGATGCCGGGGTGCCGGTCAAGCCAGTGATCCAGTCGAACTTGTCCAGAATCTTTTTGACAGCCTTGACCCGGTTGGTAGCCGAGTTCTTGCACTTGCTGATTTCGTCCCAGACCATGCCGTTGAACGGCAGCGGCTTGTCCTTTTTGACGAAATAGGTCTGCAAAGTCTCACCGAGCCAACCGAGATTTTCGTAGTTGATCATGTAGACATCAGCAGGCCGCAGCAGGGCACGGGTGCGCTGGTCCTTGGTGCCGGTGACCATGCTGAACCGCAGATGGTTGAGGTGCTGCCACTTCGCAGCTTCTTGCCTCCAGACCAGCCGGATGACCCTGATAGGGGCCACGATGATCACGCCGCGCAGGAAGCTGGTGCGGATCAGGTGGGCCAAGCTGGTCAGCGTGATCACGGTCTTGCCCAGCCCCATGTCAAGCCACAGCATCGAGTTGGGGTGGGTACATTGGAAATTCACAGCTTTTTGCTGGTAACCGTGGAGCAGGTCGGGTGTCAGCATCCCATCACCATTACATCAATCATTGTCTTACCTTCAATTACGTTATCAATTACAAATACATTTACTTTTTGTTCCCGGAGTCGGGTGTGTTCTCGTTCTTGTGCTGGAGTTGGCTTTTTTCCCGCAGCTTTAAATTCACAGAACCACACAAGGCCATCTTGTCGGATGAACAGACGATCAGGCACAGCAGCCCGTGCGGGGCTGGTGAACTTGTAAGCAAGCACACCCTTGCCACGGGCGTACTCGCAGACTTTGGATTCAATTTCCTTTTCCAGCATTGCGTGTCTCCAGTTCGATCAGCAGCTCGATGTAGTGTTTGGCCTTCTCGAGATCGGCGATGCCGTTCTTCTTGCGCCAGCGAGACACGTACTTGATCACGTTGCCCTCGAAGTAGCCGATTGCATTGGCGTAGATGTACTCGACAGGCTGGATCGGTTGATCCTTGTAGTGGTTGCCAGCAACTTGCTTGTCCAATGCGTTAAAGGCCTCTTCCTCTTCCATCGTAATCGGCAGGTCAGTCATGCGGTTGCTCCTTGATGATTTGAATGAATTTTTCCAATTGCTCTTTGGTGAAAACGTACTGGTCGATGAACTTGCGATAGTCAGGGTAAGACGCCCGCGACTCAATGTGCCCACCAGCTTCCAGCACCAAAGTGCCAATCGGTTTTACGCTAGACCTAGACATAGTTTCTCCACTTCTCTGATGTAATAGTCGAAGTCCACCGGCAGCTTGCCAGCACCCTTGATGTCGTTGCAAGGCTGGACACCCCAGCCAGACTCCACGCCAATCTTGCGCCACTGCCCAGGCTTGGCCTTCAGGGGCGGCATCCACTTGAACAGATGGCCACCACCCTCGGCGATGTAGTAGCGTGTGATGTTCTGAAGCTGCACGGTCACGCCATCTTTCTCAAGCGCCAGGTAGCTGGACCGGGGCACCTTGGTGCGCAGCATGAAGTCCATGATCTCAGGCCACTGCTCCAAAGTCTCGCGGATCGGTGCGTTGTCAACCAAAACCTTTTCGGCAACCTTGGCGATCACCATGCCGCCGTGGTTCTGGCTCCAGTCCATCTCGTACTCGTAAGCCCCCTTGCGCTTAATCTTGCCGTTCTCATACCGTGCGATGTAGTTGTTGACATCGCGGATGAACATGTGCGAATAGATCGCCTCTTCCAGTTGCAGGCCGGTGCGCAGCTCCCAGACAGCGCGGGCAGTGTCCACCATCCACTTGTTGGCACGGGGCACCTTGACAGTCATGCCATCAGTGTTTACCTGGATGATCTGTAAGCCCTCGATGTGCAGCAACCCTTCGGCCAGCACACACAGCAGCAGCTGGCCATTGAGTGTGATGCTCATGGTGAACAGCGGGTCGTAGAACACACTGAACTGGTTGTTGCTGTCACCATACACACCGTTGAGCGCCAGCTTCAGCATGGCGTTCTCAGCGCTGTTCTTGGCGTATGTCTTGCGCTGTTCGTACAAGTGCTTGTAGATGCTTACGAACTCTTTGCCAAGATGCTCGGGGTAAAACCCATTTGAGATTGCCAGGTTTGGATAGTATGAAGCGACATCGAGGTCCACGATAACGGACTCATCGTCTGACTCGATGACCTTTGACTCCATTGATCCGTGGATGCCACCGAGTCCAAATACAAAATCGAATCCTTGGACTCGGGCAATAACGTCATCGAAAACCCCTTTGGTTTCAGTAATAGTTTGATCCTTGAGCCAGTTGAGTACACGGGTGAACTCGGGCTGCTCAAAGCTGATCCACGGCAGGATGGCATCTTTCAGCGCGATGCTGGGGCGCTTAGTCTGCCGAGGTGTGCGGCCACTCGGGCCGAAGTCGTACAAGGTGACACCGGCTTCTTCCAGCTTCATGGCGAAGTAATCTTTGCCGATCTTGGTGTCGTTGTGGTTCATGAAGTCACGCTGGTACTTCAGGGTCAGCTCTTCGCGGAACTTGATCATGTCCAGCGTTTCAAAATAAAACGCTTTGGTCTGCGCCACATCGTAAGCGTTGTACTTCTTGAGAACCTCAATCTGGTCGGGGTTCAGCATGGTGCCCACAGGAAACGGCAAGTCCTCGATGCTGTCTGAGCGCATGTTGAACTCCAGCATCTTCAGACTGGTGGCTCGGGCTTTGTTGTCGAAGTGGTGAATCTTGAACAAGTCGATCTGCTCGACGTAGCGGTCTGAGGGCTTGACGCTGTGCATGAATCGGTCATCGTCTTGGGCACCGATGATGGCCATAGCCTTGTCGTACAGGGTGCGGGCGTCACTGTTGCCCATGCGGATCAGCGTATGCAGGACGGGGTAGTCGAACCCCAAGTTATTGAACCCGACCATTCGGGCTTTCGTATCTTTGAGATACTGGAGAAACGCGATGATCTCTTTGCTGTCGTTGCGATACCCGCTGATTTCAAAAGACCAGCGTAGCGATGCTTCTGCATGCTCCACCGCCAGCGTGAAGACGTTGGGGTAGGTTTCGATGTCGTACACATAGTCGTTACTCATTACAGGTTACTCATTAGGTGGGGTGATGCTGCTAGTTCCTCATTTCCATCTTGCGATGTGCTGTCCCACAGCTCCTCATTCAACTTGCAGCCTCGGTATGCAAGCACATCACCCCGATTCAATTACGCCAAGAACGAGGGCAGGCCAAATGGTGCAGCAGGCATAGCAGTTTGTTGACCAGCAAATGGGAAGGCAGCGTTCGACATAGCTGCGGTCTGCTGCACAGCACCAAACAGGTTCGATGCGTCAGTGGCACCTTCACCGAAGGGTGTGTCGTCAGCGGCAAACTGGACAGCGATCAAATCGCAGCGAATGCCACGGCCATGCTTGTTGTCCTGCACCCAGGGCTTGATGGCAGCGTTGACACGGCAACCGCCGTACATCTTGCGGGCCAGCTGCTGGTAAGCCATTGTGTTTGCAGGATCAACGGGTGAGCCGTCAGCCTGAATCATCTGCGGTGCAGAGTCGCGGCCAGCAGTGATGAACACAGCACCGGCATCGCCGTAGCCGTCATAGGGCTTAAACGTCTTCTTGCTGATCTTCTCAGTGCCCAGGCCATAGCAGCGGGTCTTGCGGTCGTTCTGGATCATTTGCATCACAGTCGTGGCATGCTCTTTCCACTTCTCCAAAGCCATCGCACCATAACGTGCCATGAACTGAGCAAAACCAGCATGGTCCTGCGGCATGATGAACTCAGCGTTGTAGCTGATGCGCTGGGCACCGGTGGCCTCGTTCACCTGCTTTTGTGGTTCAGCAAGGTGGGGAAAAGACAAACGGACATTCGACAAAAAGATAATTTCAGACATAACATTTACTCCATTGATTTACGAAAGCCAAGCAGGAAGCTCGACAGGGGGTTCCTCTTTCGAGGGGTACATTTCCTTAAATTCCTCCAAACTGATTTCCTTTTTAAAGAATACAGCTGAAGGTGGCTCTACTGCACTGAACAATTTATCAAAAGCGTTTTCGATTTTGGTAAAAAGCGGCGCAGCATTCATGATGACCGCAGGACGGCCACCAGACTCGGGGGCCACAGTCAGCTTGCCTGCTAACTTGGACACATATTCTTGTTCCATGCGATTCAACTGACGCTCGGTCAAAGTGACATCGGTGCCATCCTTCTTTTTCCAAGTCAGCTTCTCAGCCTTGGCGGGGGATACGAGCTTTGTCTCATAGACAGCGCCCTTGGGGATGCCCATCTTGACCAGCTTCTCAGCCATCTCAGTTTCAGGCAGCGTCCAGGCACGGGAACCTTTACCGTTGACCAGCTTCAGACCTGGGATGGCTTGACCAGCTTTCAAACGGCGCAGAGCTTCGGCTTCGACACCTTCGAGTAACTGGCGCATCAGGGGGGCAGCTTCCATGATCTGAGCGATCTGGGCATCGTCCATCTTGGACGGGTCTTTATCGGCACTTTGTTGTGCGATGTCGAGTGTTTGATTTACAACAGGCTGGAACATGATTCCGACCTCCTTCATTACATTGTTTGCCAGCGCAGAGCATGAACCCTTTGCACGGCAAAATTTACATTGACTTTCACCCGGCACAAGCGGCGCATCTGGTTTGTCAGTTGCAGCAGCCTGTGCCACGATTGTACCCATGTTATCTAACAGTGACCTTACAGTGACTGTGTGCGATGTGATGGGCTGCATACCACGCATGGCCAGCTTAGGCTGGATGATGGTCATGCGCACATACTCAATGGGATAAGCACCGTTAACGGGCAGCTTGTAGCCTGCCAGCACACCGTAGGCGTACTGCTCAAGCTGCATGTTGCCTTCAGCGCTAACGATGCCCATGCCATCTTTGTAGTCGATCAACTCAACGAAACCCGGGCCATAAATCTGGCAGTCCACGGTGCCCGACAGGTCAGAACGACCTAGCAAAAACGCAGGGTTTACCTTTTGCTCAGAGTAAATCTGAAACAGACCACCCCTTGATCGCTCACGAATGTAATTAACGGCAACCTTAACCCGTACGGCGCGGTCAGCGTCAACAACAAACGTACCCTCATGATCGGTAAAGGTTTCCCCCACCTGTTCCATCGGGTCAGACAAAAAAGTATTGATGCAGTGCTCAAGCAGCGTGTGGCTGTGTGTCCCGTCAATGGCAGCGGGGCCGCTGCCTTGATCGGGGTACTTGGCTTCCTCTCGAATCGAACCGGGGCACAAGGCCCAACGGTTGCGCTTCGATGGTGACAGTTGGGCGTGGCCTGTCATTTGAGTGCCTCGTACAACATCTCAAACACTTTAGGATCGACCACGGAATGTTTACCACTCTCGTCTGTAACAATCCAATCACGAGGCATAACCATTTTTTCACCTTCACGTGTTCTGATACAAGGAATGGTGTTGTGCCCCCGATCAACATCGGGATGATCGCCCAGCTTAAGCCACTGTGTTGCCTCAAACGTGTCTTTTTTGCGGACTTTCATGATCAAGCCTTCAGTGCTTCAATGCCAGAGAACAGAGCAGGGTAATGCTCGGGCTTCACATCGTTGATGTTTTGGTAACCCAAGCCAGTCAGGACGCTTTGAATGCCTGCGCCCTTTTGTGGACCCAAAGCCTTGTATGCGCCCATGACATAGTCGATCAGACCCTTGCCATCAGAGAACGGTGCGCCAGCAGACACAGGGGCTGCTACAGGTGCAACGGCCACAAAAGCAGGAGGCGCTGGCATCACTGGGGCAGCAACCACGGGTGCAGCCACTACAGGTGCGGCAACAGGTGCGGGAGCAGCTTTTACCACAGGGGCAGGTGTTGGTGCAACTGGAGCAGGTGCTGATACAGTGACGACCTCGGCGACAGCGGTCTTAGCGTCGTGTGGCAACGCTTCGATCAGGGACTGGATCACTTTGGTGTTGGCGATGACGGCCTGGGCGATCATCTGGATGGTGGTGTCGTTCATTTGAAGAGACTTTCTTTACGGGTTACAGGAGGTTGAACTGTGAGGCGCTCGTCATTGAACGCCTCAATGATGTCACGCAAGACCTGAGTCGGTTGCCCAAACTTCTTAGCCTTAACGTGAAACTTCTTGTGAGTCTCAGGGGTGACCCTGGTACTCAAGAATTTTGATTTGTTGTTTTGCATGATTTATTTCCTTGCGACAGTTGCATTGTGCCACAGTTGCTGTACACTGTGCAACATATTTTGAAATTATTTTCAGCAAAGAAAAAGCCCCGGTGGTTAGACCGGGGCTTAAAAGGAGAGTCACCCATGAACGTGCCAGCAACTGCATTCACCAGCGAAGTTATTTTATGACAGCAATTCCCACAGTGCAAGCACACCCCGCATCTATTGATGCGTACATCCGACACGGGTGGTCACTTGTGCCCATCCCAGCAGGCACCAAAGGCCCACGCACCCCAGGCTGGAACCTCAAGCCCAACGCCCTCAAGAACCAGACCGACCTGCCCACGGGCTTTGGCATCGGTCTGGCCCATGCTTACAGCGGCACGATGGCCCTGGACATCGACGAGTGGGACAGCACCGCTGCCGCCCTCAAGGATCAGGGCATTGACCTTCAGGCGATGTATGATGCAAATGATGCTGTCATCGTGGACTCGGGCAGGGCTGGTCACGGCAAATTGCTGTATCAGATGCCCTTCGGCATAGCCCTAGCATCCAAGAAAATCCTCATTAACGGCATCACAGCCTACGAGCTGCGCTGCGCCACGGCCAACGGCCTGACGGTGCAGGATGTCATGCCCCCATCCATCCACCCCACAGTTTGCCCGATCTCCTCAGCGCGGCGTGCGATGACTGCAGGCCACAAGGAGATGTCCATCATCGGTGGCCGTGGGCGCAGGTCAACGATGACCGACTTTGGGTCGGCGGGTG